TTCATTTAACTCAGATACTAGTTTTGCTATAATTCCTTCGTATTCAGAGTTAATGTCTCTTTGTTTTGGACTAGGATCCGTTTCCCAATCAGAACTATATTTTTTCATGTAATCCTCAAGTCTTTTTTTTATGACATTAGGACCAGGAGATCCCATATAAACTAAATTTTCAGTATCTTCTAACAATTTTCTAATTCTCTGTCTTATATAGTTCTCTAATATATTTTCTTTTGATTTGTCTTCTGATTTGTATATATCATCTATAATTTCATCTGTAGGAGGAGTTATAGAATCCACCTTGCTTTCAACAGCACTACCAGCTGATCTGTATACTGCTTTATACCCTCCGTTTAGTCCTTTTTCTATATTCATTACAGCCCCATCAGACATAGTAATTTTTATCTTTTTATCAGATTGATTAAAATCTACAGATTTAACCTTATTACTTACTTGATCTTTTTCATTTATATCTTCTTTTGAACTTACAGTAAAAGATATCGGTCCGTTTACTAAAGAATTTAGTTTATCTATATACACTTTTTTTTCTTCTTCATATAAACTAGTAAAATATTCTTTTATTTCTTCTTTCTTTTCTTTTGTTTTTACCCTATGTTTCTGATTTATTAATTCTTCAATATCGTATAATTTTCTACCGTTGTACTTATATTTACTATTTTTTCCTAATATATAACTCCATCTCATAACTGCATATCTATCTGTACTATCGCTAGCTGTACTTTCTTCATTTTTCTTTTCAGCTTCTTCGGAAGCTTTTTCATAATCCATATACCCAGAAACAATATCTCCATTAGTTGTGTTAACTACATAGTACATATATGTTGTTATCCCTGCATAAGATTTCTTATACATTGCTACTTTGTCTGCCTTTGTTTTTTCTTTATATTTTCCAGTAGAAATATACCCTAGCCTCTCTGCAGTTGCTGTAAGATATATATTATATTCATCTGATTCTTTACCTTTATTCGCCTCGTATTTTCCCTGATCAGCGTCTATAATGCTATCATACCCTTTATAAACTTGTCCTGTTTTTGGATTTACCACCACAAACTTATAGCTTGAATACTTAGATCCCGTATCTTCAGGAGTTTCTAAAGGCTCTTCTGGCGTTTCTGTATCTTCTTTATCCGGTAATTCTTGTTTTTTAGGTTCTGCTTTAGTTTTTTCTTTTTCAGTAGAACCAACTTCAGCATCCGTTTTTTTCTTAGGTATAGACGATATTCTTTCTAATGTGCCTGTTACAACTATATTATTTCCGTATTCGTCTTTTTTAATTTTTTTATATTTATACGCTACTCCTAACTTTGTTTTTTCTATATTAACATTAGTAAGTTTTTTGAACTGATCTGCGGAAATACGTATAGTTTCTGTTCTACCTGCCTTTTTTCCTTCTTTGTCAGTCGGAGTATCATAGACTTGTACACCTGTCAAATATTCATTTTCCTTTTTTTTAGGAGATGGTTTTTTTCTTGTAGAAGTCTTTTTTTTCTCTACAGGCTCTTTTTCTGTTTCGGGCTTTTTTTCTTTTTTTGAAGTACTTGCGTATCGATCAAAGAATTCATTAGCAATAGGATCTGATTCTTTAGGAACTATTTTAGATATGGTTCCTTTTTCAGTTCCAATAGTAGACATTCCTCTAGAAAATTCAGAATACGATAAAAACTGATCTTTAGAGGAGCCTGATTTAAGGTATATTGTAAATTCTCCTTTTACTTTTTTGGGCCTCTCTGCCACTTTTTTAGAAGGTTCTTCTAAAGGAGCATCTGGATCTCTTTGTGTAATAGCGGCCTCTTTAATAGCCTTCATTTGTTCATAACCACCTTCCATTTTCTTTACTCCAGCAGTTTTACTAGTTGCTTTTTCTTCTTTATTTTGACTATCTTTTACATTAGGGTTTTCTTTTTTTTTAGATGTCGGAGTCATTTGATTATGCTCATCTTTCATAGGAGCATTTTTCTTACTTACATCTACAGGTAAATCTCTCCTTTTTTCTAACTTTTCTTTTGTTTCCATCATCTCTTTCCTAGTATAGTACATAGGATCTTCACTAAGATGATCTAATGCAATTTCTTTTGCTTTATCTATATCGTCGGTATGCTCAAGTTCGCATTTCCAACCTTTTCTAAACTCATAGTAATTTACTTGGTCAGGAGTAAGTTTATCACCTTTTCCTCCTTTTAACTTTTGTTTCTTGTTAGAAGCCTCCGTTAATTTTTTAAATTGACCTAAAAAATCAAGAGGTTTAACAGCACTTTCCTCAGAAGAGGATTCCCATATATATCCTTTAGACTTTAATACTTTAATTGTATCGTCAAAAGACATTACGTTAGTAAGAATATTTTGATACTGAGAATCTTTTCGAACAGTATTTAAAAATTCTGAATGAGACATTTGCTCATTGAGTACTTTTTGATATAATTTTTGTGTTGTCATGTCTATAAATATGTTCGGGTTACTTATTCTTAAAATGCTCTTTTATTGTTTCTATGTATATATCTTTAGCTTCGTTTTTAAAAGTGTATCTTTTAGGCTTTTTAGCGAAAGCGTATTTAGTCGCAACTCCTTCACCACTTCCGGGAGCAACAGAAGCCCCTTCCCCAGGAGGAGCTCCGCCACCAGTTGCGGATAGTTCATTTAATATAATATCGTCTACTAATGGTCTTTCATCTATTCCTATAATCCCATAGCTTGGCAAAGGCTTTAATTTTATTTTAGGAGGAGCAATTTTTTCACGATCTTCTGATTTTTGCCAATTGATGAACTTTATCCTGTCTTGTTTAAAAGTTTTAAGATCCTCTTCTAACTTCTTTTTGTTTTCTTCTGCCTCATTTTTCATTTGTTGATAACCAGAATCAGATAATTTTACCTTTTTGCTTACTAAGACAGGTTTGTATTCATTTTGTACAACTTTATTTTCAAAATAAAATAATTCGTGCGATTTTGTACTTGATTGAGAGTTTTTTTCTTTTTTTTCAACAGGAGTTGTTTTTGGAGAATCAGCAAGAGTTTTTCCTGAGTACTGAAGCTCTATTTCCTTAGGAAGAGATTTGTATTCTGGATAATTCAACAATATCATACTGTTGACATAGTCTACTAATTTTCTTTCAGTTTTTTCATCTTCTGAATACCCTTTTATTAAGCCTATTAATTTTTCTATATTATTATCTCTTAACCTCCCAGCTTTATTTATTTCTTCCGCAGGTATTGTACGTAATTTATATCGTTCGTGATATTTTATAACATCAGAGTATATTTTTTTAACTTGAGAACTATTAAAAAACTTAAAAGATTCGGGATCTAAATCGACATCTTGCGGTTTTGTAGTTGCTATTACGCTAGCTTCTGGCTCTTCTTCATCCTTTTTTACTTTTTTAGGAAATGCTTTAGAATATGCATACCTAGCAATAGATTCTATATCAGCTACACTTTTTAATCTATTAGAATATACTAAATTACTTACCGGTTCTCTTTTTAATATTTTTATTATATCATCTACGCTTGCTAATTCAATTGTAAATTTATCTTTTGGTACTTTTGTTACTATGCTGTCAATTTTATTATATTGAGAATCTGTAAGATACCCAAAAATAACATCTTCGCCTCTACGTACATCTGCTGTCATTTCTACGTCTTCTTCTTTATCAGAGTTTTTTTTCTTTTTAACTGTTAATTTAGTATTATACTTTACTTTATATAGATTTTTATCAGATACGTCAGATTCTTCTTTTGGTCTAATATTAAATTCAAAATAATATTGAGTGCCAGATCTACCAATATTTTTAATTTTTAAATACTCTTCTTTAGTTAAATTTAGTATTAAATTTAATCCTTTAGTTGTTTTTTTAATTCTTTTTCCTTTATTATATGCTTCATAAAAATTAAATTCTAGAAAGTAATCAGATTTGCCTTCATTAGAGTCTTCTAATAATATTTTATATTTTTTATACAATATGTCGTAAAATTTAAAAGACATTAATTTATTAGTTTTTAATCTGATTAAACTCTTTTAATAGCTCATAATAACTTAATAAATTATGTATGTCTTTTTCACAAACTTGTTTGTTATCAGGAACAAGAGTAATAAAATTTACAATTTCTTGTAGTTTTATTTTTCTAACTTCGTCATTTACAATCTCTGCATTTTTTATAATGTCTTTTTTAACTTTTATATATTCTTCGTTAACGTACTCTCTTAATTTTTCAGAAGTGGATATATTAGTAATATATTCTTTTAGCAGATTTTTTTGATTGTTGTCTAAATCTGAGTACTTGTCATTAAATTTTTGAATGAGTATTTTATACACTAACGCTTTTGTTCCTTTATCGTAAGAGTCGTATTGTTCTAGTATAGGATCTACTTCTTTTTTAGTAGGAGAGGCACTAATACTTTCAATAATAGTAAATCTGTAAGTAGCTTCTTTTTCCGGATCCACTATTTCGGAATCTCTCATTTCTAAAAGCATGTAGATAGAAGCTAAAGTCTTATAATTTTCTACTTTTGATTTAAAGAATTCGTCTATATTATAAGCAGCTTTTATATCAGCAATTAAATTATACTTTTCTCTTTTTAAAGCGTTTTTATTTATTTTTTTATGAGAGTCAATTGCTATGTTAATAAGAGCTTCTGCTTTAGCTTCAGATAAATTTTTAGCTTCAGATATAGTTTTGTATATTCTATATTCTTTTGAAATGTTAGTTTTATTATAATGTTTTTTTAATATATCCACAGCCTTCGAATCTTTGTCATTCAAAGTATCTGTGGTAATTTGTCTTACTAGCAATTCAAAAAGAATTGAAGGATTTCTGAGCTTATTATGTTTTAGCTTCATTTTATTATAAATCAGTTATAAATATGATTAAATCTCTTCGTTAAGTAGGTTTTTTTCGTCTAACAAATCAGGACCGGGTTGATTACTTTCATATAAGACTACTTTTTTCTTTTTGTAGTCATTTAAACTCCTTAAAGACTCTAAAGCAAATGCTCTAGGCTTATTTTTATAAGTTAGGTTATCTTTTGAAGGTCCTGTATCTTTCATTCCTTTAGCTCCCAAGGGATCTCTACCAAAAGCAGAATCATCTGTTTTATATATAGACGATTTTTCTTTAGGACGTCCTACGGGGTTAGGTTCTTTTTCATCGTAGTCGTCTGGAATGTCTTCTCCCCTATTATTTCTATTGTAGACAGTAGCTAAATCGTGAGGAGTTCCGTAAGATTCCCCGGAAATAGCCGGATCGTTTCCTTCGTTTTCTATTTGGTTGTACCTGTACGTCCTCTTAACATCTTCTACTACAAGATCTCTTTCTGTATTAAGTTGATCTTCACTCATCTGCCATATCTTATCTCCAACCCAATCAGAGGAAAACAGTTTCTTTTCTATAATGCTGGTGGAAAGATCTACCTTTTCTTTTAACAAGGCTATTTTCTCTTGCTCATATATGATTGACGGGTTGTTTAAAGCTAATTTGAAATTAACTAAATCCGCATCTTCATACCCCTGCACATATAAATGTATTAAAGCTATCTTTTCTAGCTCACTTAACACAATTCTTTGAATCCTTTCTATAGTACGGCTAAACCTTACATCTAAAGCACTGATTGTAGACTTGCCATTAAGTTCATCTGAGTAGTTTAAGAATGACTTAGGAACTTTTAAAGAACCTAACATTAGGTCTCTAAGAAACTCAACGTCTTCAATCCCAGCGTATTCTAACCCTTTAGCGGTATCTATTTTAGTAGTAGTGTCTCCAGGTCTAATAGGGATATAGAAATCTTCAAGCATGTTTTGAAGATTAAACTTCAAGTTGTAATCTCCAGTAGTTTGATCCATAAACGGTGTTTTTTTCATAGTTGTCACCGTTTTTTGAACAAAAGCATCTACTTCATTCGGAGGAATGTTTCCTACATTGATGTAAAATACCCTTTTTTCAGGAGCTCTCATGATTCTATGCAAAAGCATAGCATCCATCATAAGCGTATACTGCTTAAAATATTTCCTAGCAGGTTCTATATAGCTTCTACCAAAAGGCAAATAGTTAGTATCTGTAAGAAGTCTAAAATGAGCTATTTCAAAATTCTCAAAATACTCTTTTGTTTTAGTAGCAGTCGTACCCCCAGCTACTGCTACTGGATCATAAATAAATCGAATGTAAGATGGATTGTTCGGGTCTTGTCCTTCTTCCCTAATCATGTCGTATACCGACAAAGGCCTTACCATGTACACCCCAAATTTCTCAGCTATATCTAATTTTAAAAAAAAATCTCCGTACTTGCACATTGATCTAATCCACATAGGAAGATTAAACTCAATGTTTAATACATCGTAAAATAAATTATATAATATTCTTTGTATATTTTCGTTGCTACTTCTAATAGTCAGTACTTCATTAGTATCTCCTTTTAAGGTAGCCTCTTCAGATACGATATCTAATACTGAAGCTATGATACCATCGGTATCCATTGCCTCATAATCCGCATATAATTGAAGTCTTAAAGTTTGATAGTTAAGGGTCGGATTAAACTGCATCCTTTGACCCGACTTATGCAATCGAGTATATCTATCTACAAGACTATTAGTTTGTAATTGCCCGAAAGACTGTATTCTTTCGACATCCATTACCCTCAACTGCTTTCCTCCTACATTGCGAACAACAACGTCTGTAGAAAATAAACGTTTTAATCGAGGAAATAGTGACCTATCTAGTGCCATCTTTTAATATATTTGTATATATAAATATATAAATTATCTTACAAGCCAAGAAACATCTTCAATCTGACCATTTACGTTCATATGATAAGGGTTTTGAAACGATAACGGTCTGTTTGTGTTTGGCAAATACCCGCTTTGCCTACTTATACCATTTAAAACTGCTTTTTGCATATCTACCCCCTGAGATCTGTAATGAATAGCACTGTCTCTTAGGTACAGTCCCATGGCGTAAGACATTACTAAGTCATCATTATATCCAATTTGTGCCTGAGGTTTACTGTTTTTCCAAACAAAGGTCCTCATCTCATTTACAGTTCGTACAGACTTTATGCTAATAAGATGCTCTTTCACATAGCCTCTCATAGCCAGCAGCACTTCAGGCCTGGTTTTAGTAGAAGTGGTAAATCCAGGAGTCATCCTAGAAGTATCATACTCATAAAATTGAGTCATATACTGGGATACGTTTAAGGTATCCCCTTTAGGTGAATAATATATGTTATTATACCCTAAATCTAAAACGTCACTCATTGTTGCGTGACCTAAGCCAGTATTTTCTACTATAAGAAGAGCGTTATTATACTCCAAACATATGGAAATAGCAAGTTTAGATAGTTGTTTTGTGTCTAAAGACCCCTTATATTCAGCTACCTGAGACCCAGAATATACATCTAATACCTGAATTGCCGAAGAATCGGAGCCATCTCCTCTTCCTGTATCGACAATTACCATGTAGTTTCTATCAAATTGAGAATACTCCCATATCCAATAATCTCTCTGGGCTCCTCTAGTTTCTAAAGGTTCTATTACGTTATTTGCATAGTACTCTAAGTCATCAGAATCAAAATAGGTATCCCCGGAACTAATGAAGGAACAATCGCAATTATGAACTACAAAATGTTCTGTAACATATGTGTGATCATCCTCTACTTCTATGTTATAAACAATTATCTTGTTTTCAACATCTTTTTTTGTAAGAGTATTATATACATAATTGCTTCGTACGTCTTCTTTATTTTTTTTAGGAGATTGTCTATTATATAATATGCTACTAATATTCCTATTTGTACATTCTACATTTACAGAATTTCCTATATTTATAATATACACATTTGCGGTCTTATAAGTAGTTTCTCTATTTAAAAAATTATGAGTTACACCGCCCTTATTAAAACCAGTGTATACTCCGCTTACTCTCATAATTTTTAATAGATAGTACAAATCGTAAAATAAATCTTCGGATACTGTACTAAAGCTTTTTTGATATTGATATAAAACGCATCCGTCCCCTTTAAACAGCCCATCTATAATACCTTTTGCAAATTCTTCATTCATATTTTCGTAAGAAAAAGCAGAAAGTTTTTTAGTATAACAATCATCTCCGGAAATAAACAATTCTAAGCATTTTGATAATATCTGAGAACAAAAATCTATATCTCCGCAATTTCCTTTTTTCTTCCTAATTTTAGGAATTATATTGTACTCATTTTTAAATATGTCAGATAGATCTGAAGGCCAATCGTTCAGCTCTTTTTTATAATTAAAAGTGAATGTTACTCTATTTAACGACTTACTTCCTTCGGCTAAATATAGTCCTATAATATACCCAAAATTGTAGTTTGTTTTTATGTATCTAGGAAATCTTGTTTTATGTTTTCTATCATTTACATATATACTTTCAGATTCTACAATCAATTTAAAATACTCCGGAGTTATTAATTCTGATAAATCGATTATGTCTTCTTCTTTTTTTATTACGGTGTTTGTTATAAAAGAAGGCAGTTCTGTTTTATTAGGAATTTTTTCTAGTTCTATCCAATCATTTTTATAATAAAAAGGATGATTTTTAGTCACTTTCCTTATAATGTTATTTGTAGACGATTTTATTTCATACAAATTATCAGATTCGTGACTAAATTTATTTACTACTTTTTTATAATTCCCAGTATGAGTTAATACTTCTTCTCCTATTTCTATCTCCTCTATTTTTTTAAAACCCTTTTTAGTATATATTCTAGTGCTTCCTTCAAAACACTCCTGCGCTGCCATCTTTTTTCCTAGTTCTTTGTCTTGGTTATCTCTCCACTTTTGATCTCTGTCAGGATGGACATCCCATCTTAACCTAACTGGTATAAAATTATTATCTCCTATTTCTGCCTCTGACCACATTTTGTGGAAAAACCCTTCCATACCATTAGGCGTAGAGAGCAATATAGCCCTTCCCCCTGTTGCTAGGGTTTGTTGCGCTGATCCCCAAAGCTCCTCAGCGTTTTCTATAAATGCAGCCTCATCCAGAATCAATACATTTGCGGTATATCCTCTAGCACTCTCAGATGCTCCAGAAGCAGCTTTAATTTTAGATCCGTTATTTAGTACTAAACTAAGTTTATTGTCCTCAGATGCAGCTATTTTAAGCCAAGAAGGTAATTCAGAATAAGCAAATCTTACTTTATCTACTATATTTTTTGCTTTTTCCTGAGTGGGAGCTAGTGCAAGAATTGACTGATCCTTCTTAAATACCATTAACCACAATGCGTAAGCTGCACACAATGTAGTTATACCTAATTGTCTAGACTTTAAGATAATAGTTCTATCATGTTTATTCAGCAAATAAAACAACTTATCTTGAAACTGGTAGGGGGCAAAAAGAGTTCTACCTTTGCTTGTTTGTATGTATACATACTTTTTTAAGAAGTATATAGGATCCTCAGCGCATTTTAAAATTTCGTTCTTTGCAACTTCTTTTAGTATGTTTTTTTTATCTGTCATATATTATTTGTATTGATCTTCCCATGCACGGAATAGCATGTTTCCTCTTAAATAAGCATCCTCTTCCATTTTCTTTAAGTGATCGTTTTCTTCCGCATATCTAGGATTTCCTAAGTCAACTGCTTGATTTGGATCAAACATTCCTGTTATATTTTGACTATGGTGTATTAATTCATGAGCAAAACTTCTCAATATATCTTTTATGTGCCTTCCTGCTGTGTACAATGTTATAGATTTCTTATAAGGGTTGTAGTAAGCAGTTTTGCCAAAAGGGTTATGCTGATACTGAGTATCTAGAGATACTGTTAATTTTGGCATAGGAGACAATTTGACTCCGTTCTTTTCCATGTATACTGCTAAATCTATAAAATAAGGCACTATATTGTTGCCTGATATTTTTATAGATTTAACTATATTAGTATTTAAGCCGGGTTGTATCATTTTTCAGGAGTTTCTTCTGGAGGTTTTTCTTCTCCTTCGGGAGGAGGAGGGGCTTCCTCAGGAGAGGGAGGAGTTTCAGGAGGAGCTTCTCCTGGTTCTTGAATAGGCTCAGGCTCTTTTAATATAGGGCCAGTTTTTAGTAATACGTTTATATAATCTAAAGCTTGTTCTAGTTCTGATCTGTTTGCTAAATTGTATTTTTTTCCGCTAACAGATATTAAAAACGAATCTTTTATTTCATAATCCCCCGGATACTTTAATTGTAAAGGACTAGGATCGTACTTTAAATCAAAATAGTTTCCATTTTTAAAAATTATCCTAAATGTAGTAGGTCTATAAGACATAAACCTTATATCAGCTACGATTTCTCGTAACTCATTTTTTGATTTTTCGTTAAAATTTTTTTGAGATGTTAATAAATCAGATAATACAGAGGTGATTTTTTTTGACCTGTCTAATATTTTTTCTAGATTAGATTCTGTTTCTATTTTAGTTCGAACCTCAGCTTCCGCTAAAAGTCTTTTATGAAATATGTAATGATAGTTAGGTTTCATGTATATAAATACTACATTTTTAAGAATCCTCTTCTTTTTCCAGACTTTCTTTAGGTTCCCACCAATCAGTACAGTATTCATCAGGGGCATAAGGTATGCTAGAAGTTCCAGCCCACTTTATATAATATTCATTAGTGCATTTACCTTTCTTACCTTCTTTACCCTCTTTCCAGTACTCACAATTAGCACAACAAGAGCCTCCTTTAGGCACTCTTAGCCCTGCTTTATGATTTTCGGGAAGAATATATTCTCCTCCACCGTACTCTTCTTTAATTAAATCTGTAAATTTTATCATGAGTATAAATAATTATTGATTACTCCTCCAATAGTACTGACTTCTAATCCTAAAGATTTTAATTCTGTTTCTTCTAAAATTTTAAAATCTTGTACAAAATCAATACCTACAATACCTACAAATTCTCCTTTTATATTAAAAATAGGAAACATATAAGTACTTTTTACACCTGCTCCAAAAATAACAGAAGTAAACCCTTCAAATTGAGAATCATCTATTTCTGCATTGTCTATTTGTATAGTATTTCCTTCTGACAAGTGGTTTATAGCTCTGCTAAATAAACTTACTGGTATATTTTGAAATTGATTTTGGCATGGAACTACGGAAGGCTTTAGTAGCTCATACACCATACTAAACTTCTGGATAGATTTTCCTGTTGGGTAAAAGTGCCCTCCATTATGAAATTGTAACAGCCATATCCTATCTGCTCCAAAGTGCTCTTTAATGTACTCCAGCTTATCAGTAATCATACCATTAATTCTGATAGATTCTGATAAAGGATCTGATTTCTTTTTATTCTTTTCTGCTAATTGTTTTGCATAGTGAACAGCGATAGGACCTATTATGGAAGTCAAACAAGCCGTTATTATAGCGACTATAATATCCGTATTCATATTTTAAACCTACTTCTTTTTTCTTTTTTTAGCGGATTTCCATAGTTTAGCGTCTGCTTTTCTAGCGCCGCCTTTTCCTGTTAAAAACGAATTCACGCGTCCCATTGCCCACTGATGTTGGCTTACTCCTGGACGGTGTCCTCCTTTCCAAGCACGTGCGCCTTTTGAATATACTGCTTTAAGTATGCTTTTGGATATTCCTGTTGCTTTTGCTTTATTAGATAAAGCTTTATCTACACTAGATCCTTTGCTTACTTCTAACAGTATTTCTTTTATAATATTAAGAAAATTCATTTAATATGTATTAAAATAAAAATTTCCGTTTTTTGACATATTCCCCTTTAGTACAATATATGTATTTTGTCCTATTTTTGATTTTTCTTTAGAGTTTTCTAACTGTTTTTTAGTTATACTTAATATTGTAGAAGAATATTTCATCTTATCATAATCCATCGTATCTTTAAAATCTTTTTTAAATTTAGAAGAGGATTCGTGACTTCTCAAATCTTGTAATAAGCTTACAGGAATATACATCTGTTGCCCATTTGTTGAAAATTTAGACCCGTGTTTTTTAAAAACATCTATTTGTTTTTGATTAAAAAAAACAGTATCTGGTACTATTCCTTCTAAAAAAGACGTAAAAGATTCTTCTTTTTTACCAAATTTTTTTTCATATGCTAACGTAGCCTTAGACTTTTTAGTCTTGTATTTTTTCTTTTTTTCTTTATCAGCATAATCTGCTTCCCATTTACCATAAGCAGAAGGATCTTCTGCACTTAATTTTCTTACTCTTTCAATCTCATACTTCATAGCAGCTTTATCCTTAGTAAGATACTTCCCCGGGACTTTGTATCCCGCTTTAGTTCTTTCAGATTTGGCCTCCTTAAGTATATAATTTAAAAAATTCATTAAGCAGATTTTATAGCTTGAGAAGTCGCAATAGCATAATCTCTAGGTTGTAATTCTTCTTTTCCGCCTTTTTTCTTTGCTATAGATTTTACAATATCTTCTTTTTTGCTTTTCTCTGCCTTTGTCAATTTTTTCTCCTCTATACTACCGCTGTTAGGCGTATCTTCATCCAACTCATGAAATCCGCTTGCAGCCTGGTCTATATAATTTTCAGAATTTGTGATATGATCCTGAATCCATCCGGGAATGTTTCTTTCCTCATTTCCTAGTTTCTCCATTAACTCATACGCAGACTGAATGATCGACCTAAGACTGCTCATAGCCATAGATACTTCGTGATCTTCCTCGGGCTCTTCCATATCATAGCCTTCTCTTTGTATGTTCTTCCAAAAAACAGCCCCAGCAACAGCTTTTGGATCCTTATATCTTTCTTTTTCCGCTTTATCAACTATTTTTTCAAAATTTTTTCCTTTTTTTCCAAAATCCTCTCCTTTTTTAGCCTTTTTAACAATTCTAGATTTTTCTTTTTTAGATAATCCTGAAGAAGGTTTTTTACTAGATTCTACTATAGAATTTTTTAAAATATTAATTAAGTTCATTTTTTTTATTTTTCCAGTTATTTGTTACTTTTAAACAATGTTGTACGTACTCCTCTAATGAATAATCATGTTTTCCTACGTTACATTTTTCACAAGTAATTTGAAAGTTTGAAAGTTCATTGAGGCCTGCTTTTGCTCTAGGTATTATATGATCAATACAATATGTTCCTGTTTTAGTTAAGACATCATCGCATATATTACATTTTCCTTGTTGCATTTCCCACATCATATCTAAATTATCAACAGTAAGAACAGCTCCATACCTTTTATTATAATAGGAAAGTTTTGCTTTAAAAGGGTTAAGTTTTTTATATCTTCTATATTTATCAGAATGGCACTTATTACATACATACCAACCTTTTTTTTGTTTTCCTTCAGACCATGTAATCTCATTTAATTCTTCCTCGCATATATAGCAATTTTTATTTCTATTCATATCTATAAATATCTATTTTTCTAGCGCTTTTTTCATTTCTAGTAATTCTTCTTTCCATTTAGAAGATAAAGATTTTTTATCATTACCTCCTTCCCAATCTTCTATGTCCCCTTGTTCTGTAACGTAAGTATCATTCCCAGAATTTGCGAACTCTTCTATAAATTGCTCAGCTTCTTCTATATGAGTGAGGATGTTTTTAGTTACTGCTTTTCTTGCATACTCTTCGTATTTACCTTCTAACTTTAATTTACTTTCCATGATAGTAACGCAATCAAAACACATATCATGTAAAGGGTACATTTTCTTATCTAAATCTTTTTTCATGGGTTTTGAACACTCTGGGCATAAAAAGGGAACTCTGGCTGCTTTTTTTACAGAGTCTAATTTTGTAACAGTTTGCTTAAGTCCGTTTTTAATTGTCCAAGTTTTACCGTTTTCTTCCCAAATGTCCCCTTCTTTATAATCTTCTATCTTTTTTTCATAACCTATTTGAGAAATCGTAGAATTTCCGTACTTCTTAGTAATTATATTCCTAAGCCTTGAAACGTCTTTTTCTTTGAATTCTTTTTTTAAGAGTGTCTCTTTCATGACTTTTTATTTTTATTTTTCTAAGCTATTTACATTATTGTACATCTTTATAGTTTCTTGGTTTTTTTCTAATTTTAAAGCTTCTTCATAATCTCTTTCAAAATTATCATTTTTTTTGAATAGTATTGTATTTATATAATCAGATGTTTCTTTGGGTAACATTTTCATCCAATCTAATGAGTTATAGATCTCTAACCCCCTTTTTTTTGCAGCTGTAAGAGCGTTACTTAAATTACGTCTTCCATAGTTATAGGCTGCTAAAGTTTTAGCAAGTCTTACTATTTCGCTTTGTTCCCGGTCTTTTTTTTCTATAAAACTAGCATTATATAAACTTTCCATAGTGTTTATTTGTATATCTATGGAATTTTTTTTATCTTCAAGATTTACATCTTCCGGATCTTTTCCTGTTCTTTTTAGATAATCTTCTAAAGTAGATGGCATTATTTGAGCTATTCCCTTAGCTCCTCTTGGAGAAGTTGCTTCTGGATTAAACCTAGATTCTTGGAACGCTTGCCTCAATAGGATTTCGCTATGAGGCATTGCTTTTCCTGCCATGCTTTGTACTTTTTCAATTCCTATATTAGCTTTAAGAGGTTTATTAGAAGTTGAACGATATCCTCCATAAGGAGTAGCTAATATAGCCGCAGTTACTGCAGCTTTTTTTAATATGTCTTTAGGTTTTACTTCATTTATGCTATGCTCTTCCATAATAGATTCTAGAAGCAAATTTGTTAAAAGCAATTTTTCATTCATACCAGTTTCCTTATTCTAATTTTTAATTCTCCAGAACCCTTTATAGCCCTATGCCAAGTCCCTAAAGGAATAAATATCTGCCCTTCTATAGGAACAGGCAAACTATTCTCTGTTTGAAATAACCAATCTGTAGGCTCTACAGCCTCAATTATTCTGTCTTCTCTGTCTCTATGCCAAACCATTTCTGATTTAGCAGTTTCTTCAGTAAAAGTTCTATAATACCATCCGTCTATATGCTTTTCTGTATACGGCTTTTTTTCTTGCTCTTTCTCTAATATTTTCAATATTTTATTTTTTTAGTAATACGAAATTCGTTAGGACGCTACTCATTACCAATATCCTCCGAAATTAGACTTTAGTCCAAGCATACTCGCATAGCGAGGGAGTCTACAAGCCCAGTACCCAGCGCT